CAACCATTTACTGAAACAGAAAGGATTTGAGAAGCGGTATTTGATAGATTAAATTGCTGAAGACCTGTTGCGTACTCAAAATCATCTACTTCTATACTAGAGGTACTTAAATCTATCTCTACCCAACTCCCTTGTGTCCTAACATACATCTTATTATCAGAAACATCTCCTATTTTTTCAAACAAAGCATTAAAAACAGCGTCCTCACTTGGTACCGTATTAACATAACCTGATCTGATATTTTGAACAATACCAGCTAACTCTACATTAATAGGTATTTCAACCGATATAGACCAAAAAGAACCGTTGCTAGTTATTGCACTTAATTCTTCTGTGCAAATTATTTGCTCGCCACCTCCTACATTGTTAAAAGTACCTTTTCCAACTAGCATCCATTCGTTTGAAGTTGTTGCTGGTAAATTACCGCCATCTGTTACCGTAGTAGGATTAAATGCTAAACTTGAAGAAGTACCTATATAGTCTTTAATTAAATCTGCTAATTCCTGAACAGTAGCCTGCCCAAGGTCTGTCCCCGCTTCATGCGGTATTTTATTAGCCATTAAAATTGGAGTAGGAGGTAATTCCCCAACTCTATTCGTATCTGTGATATTTACACTCATATTTTTTGAATCATTAAAATTACCATAAAAGGTTGCATATTCAAACCAGTTCCATCATAACCAGTTGTATTTGTTTGCCCGAAAACTTCTTGGGATTCTCTACCGCTACCTGAATTACAAAAGAACGCCGTAGGTGTTGAATCTGGGTTTTCTCCATTTCTTTGATGTAAAGAAAGAATGTGTGAATGCTGTATAACCTGAGCATTTGGTGACCCTGCCATATGTCCAATTGTGTTGTAACTTGCTCCGTAACCAATCAATGTACGTCCGTTTAGGTTATCTGTTCCATTGTTTCCATTACAAATAGCCCAACCCTCCCATAACCCTCCTGCTTTTCCAAGACCTTGATTTTCCCCTATGGTCATATCGAAATTGTCAGTAATATAAGCGTTGTTTGGCGCACGAATATACTTTATTTCGTATTTAGAAGCACTTAGACCTGCTTTTATAAAAGCAACAAGTTCGTCTATTGTTGCTTTTCCCAATACATCTCCTGTCTCGTGAGGGATATTATCTGTTCCTAATATAGGAGTAGGAGGTAATTCTCCTACTCTATTCGTAGCTGTTATCATTACTGCCATAATTAAAATATTGAAGTTTTTATTGCTGTTTCGTTAGTTATGTCTGTGACTATTGCTGTTTCAGGATTACCATTATTTAAAATAGTAGTACCAAGTGGGGCATTTAACGGCTTACCGAACCCTTTTGCAGTTCCAGAAAAAGTCATAAATTCTCCTGCTACTTCTTCGCTTGATAATTCTGTAATATAACACTTCCCGTAATCAATTACAGGATAAGTCCTGCCTTCCAATTTCCATTCAAGTAATAGTTTAGCTCTTTTTAATTGCTGTAACTTATCATAACTAGCAATAGTGAAGACACCTCCTGCAATTGTTGTGTTTATCTGTAAGCCACTAAAACTAAGGGAATACTCTTGTTTTATTGGCAAAGAAGTAGCCCAACCTGCGTTATCTCGTGTGGTTGTATCTAGTGTTTCTGAACTTTCGGAAATACCTGCGCTATCAAGACAACCAACGGGCAAATATGCACCGTTGATTTTAAAATAAAGCAATCTATCGCTTCCATCTGTATATTCCATTATCCTATTATTGTTGGTTTAACAGTCTGCCCCTTGTCTAAGCTAAAATCATACTGCAAATCAGGTAGTTCTTTGCAGAATAATTCTAATAATTTACCACTAGTGATATTTGTAAGTGTATTATAAGAATATTCTATAAACATAAAACTCCTGTTTAGTTTATTAATTTCTATAACACAAAGATATGGAAAAAAACCATAAATATCTCCACTAAATAGCTGTAATGCTTTTTGCGATATTCTAAGTTCTTCCTCTGCGGCTATTCTAAGTAATGGTTTTTCTTCATAATATCCTTTTCTAAACCAAGAGGAAGTAATACCGCCTCCTGCTTTAAAGATAGCTCCTAAATATATCAAGTCATTATTATCTCCATTAAATACTTGTTTATTAGCCTTAACAATAGAACTTATCTTATTTCCTCTACTAACAGTGTGAAACTCTCCTATACCTACACTTGACCCAGAAATTGGTCTTAAATCTAAGCTTTTTATGTTTGTAGTTCCTCTTCCTGTGAATGTAGATATTTTATTTATGGTAATTTCTAAGTTTCCAGAAACAGGCATTGGGGGCATTTTTATTTCTAAATCTATTTGGTTATTAAAATCCAATCGCCAATAGTCTACCTTTGTACTTTGGGTATCTTCCATTATATAATTCTGTTGCCAACTTGTTGTTTGCAAACCTTCTTCCAGGCTTATTAGGTTGTAATAACTCTCTTTGTGTATTAAGTAGTAATCCCCTATTTTTATTTTTAAATATATCCTGCAATCAGAACTAGTTGTAACTGATAAAAACAAACTGAACACAGACCCCGAATACACCTGTAATGGATTCATATTAGCAAGATTATAAGAAATGTCTCCAAATTTATTTTGAAAAATCAGCCCTGTAGGTTGGGATGGATCATCAAGAAAAAACTCAGGTTTATTAATCACCCAACCGTTATAATTAAGTCCAGTTCTTTTGAGATTTGGATTGTCCAAAAGAGACGTTATGTACCCATACTTATATCCTATTCTGTACGCACTTATAGCTCCTTTTGTTTCAATTTTTTGATTTGCGTTACAATGGTGTGGGTAATACCCGTCAATATGTGAACCTAAAACTTTGTTTAAATTAATATCTACTAACGATATAAAATTATTATCTAAATCATATCTTTTGAAACGAGTTACTTTATTGAAAAATAACTCGTTAGGCTTGTAGATATACCATTCTCCGTCTTGTTGGGTTATGCAAGCCGAAAATAAATCCAATATGGAAGTTAAAACTTCATCACAACTCATTATAGTTTCATCGTCTGTTTTAAAAAATCTATCCGCATTTACATTTATCGTTCTAAATATATCAACGGTTTCCGTTATATACGAGTCTTTGAAAAAAATATTAACAGATGTATTAATGTTTAAATCTAACCCTGTTCTTTTTAAACAATAAAAAATAACATTGCTTGCATACATTTTGTCGTAAAAGCGAAAGCCTTTCTCATCAACAAAAGCCAAGTCTTTTAACGCCCCCAACCCATCAATACAATCTATTTGCAACTTCCATACAGAATCCGAATAAGATTGAAATATACCGTCTGGTTTCAGGTAGCCTATAAAAAAAATCTTGCTATTTTTATAAACTTTTACCATAAAGGCTTGTTCGCTTTCACTGTATAAATCATCAAAGGTTAAGTTTTCGTTAGCCTCTAAGTCTAGTGTTATCCCTGAACCTCGAATTACTTCTAAATGATCTTTTGCCGAACTTTTTTCAAGTATTATACTTCCAGCTATTTCTTTAGGCTCTTCTGTGTAATTTAACTTGTAAATCTCACATCTATACCTATCATTTATAACGTTATCGTACTCTAAAAAATAATTTAACAAATAAGCTTTTGTATTGTTGTTTTCTGAAACACTAAAAATTAATCCTGAAGCGAAATTATCCGAATTAACCAGCTGAATTATTACATTTTCTCCTGATATAATTATCTCTATTGAATTGTCTATTAATCTGTAAGTAATTATATTGTGATAGTAATTTTTTCTCAAAAAACCAACGGTAGCTTCTAGGGTTTCTTTTAAATTAGCCCTTATTAATACATTATTTGGATAAGTATCTTCTCCTGTTGAAACATAATTAATTTTAGTTGAGTTTTCGCCAGCAACTACTAATAATTTGTTTTCTAAGTAAATGTTGTACCCAAATGCAAACCCTTCTGTTGGATTTGCATTCATTGAAATTTTAATCGTTTTACCCATAATTATAGTCCTCCTAATCTTCTATTTTTATCTAAAGTATTGCCTAATACACCTACTAGGCTTTGACCACTAATTTCAAACACTACACGCCCACCGTTGTTAGAGTTTGAAGAATAAGACCCACCACTTATAGCAGGACTAGAATAGTTTGCACCTGTTGAGTAGTTAGAACCACTGCCAGAACTAGACCCCCCATTTGCTCTGCTAGCCATAGAAGCCCCCGCACCTTTTAAAGCCACACCTACCGCTATTGCAGCTATACCAGCACCAATACTTAATGCGCCAAAAGATTTCATAGCAAGGTCTAATTTTCCTTTTGTTACAGCTAGTACCCCATACTTAATAAGCAAACTCCCCATGTCAGAAAGAAAGTTACCTAAACTGGCTAACAAACTACCCCCTATTGCAGATACAACACTTTGACCGCTAGCTAGTGCTGTACCAATAGCATTACCTAAATTATTAAATGTACCTGTAATACTACCTAATATTATCGCATTAGCTTCTTCGTTAAATTGTTGTAGCAAAAGCAAGGTATCATCCATAGAAGTATCGAAATTTCTAGGTATATCAAGTAGAGGGGCTACTATTTCGCCAGCTTTTTGCTGTATTTTATTTCCAAATTCATCTAATTTACCTGTGTCAAACAATTTATCTGGAAAAAAACTAGGGTCTAAAATAGGTTTTAATACTAAAGTTTGAGTAATTGGATCACGTTTTTGTTTTTCAACTACTTTTGCTTTTTTAACTACTTTTGCTTTTTTAACTTTAGTTTCTTTAAAATCTAGTTTAATACTTTTGGCGGTCAAAGAATTAATCACATTGCTGTAATTCTCTAATGCTTTTGTGTTTTTTATAATTTCATCTCTAGCTTCTTTTTCAGATTCTTTGTATTCGTTAATTCTATGAATACCCCTTGCTCTTATTATTGCTAGTTGTGATTCACTTGTACCATTAATAGATTTTGCTTTAGCAAGTTGTAATTCTATTTTTTTTTCTTCATCGGAAACTTTATTTTTTGCTCGAATCAAATTAGCGTTAGCTTTGAATATAGCTAACTGAATTTCCGCACTATCCGAAGCTAATTTTTCCGCTGTTGCTCTTGCAACTAAAGCAGCCGTTAATTCTTTTACTTCACTGGTTACATTACCTGTTAGTATCTGTTCTTTTTTAAGATTACCAAAATAAGCAGGGTATCTACTCTGTAATTCATCAACAGCAATCAAACGTTCTTTTTTGCTTAAATTTTCGTTTTTAGCAACAGAAACCAAAGCCTTTAATTGTGCTATTTCAACACCTGCAGATTTCGCACCTTCTTCACTAGCTTTTTTTACAGATTCACCAAACTCGTTGAAGTTACCAGTTAATTTATCTATTAAATCCCCTACAGACAAACCGCTTTGACTTAAATAAGTTAAACCAGTGGTTAGCAAAGAAATAGCTAACAATATACCACCCGACCCCATTAAAGAACTAGCCATAGCCTTAAATGCGCCACTTGTAGAGCCTGTTTCTTGTTTCAGATGCCCAAATGCTTCTGCTGTTGCTGTAATATTGTTTCCAATACCCATAATTCCAAAAGGTGCATCTTGAACAATTCTGGAAAATTGCATTAAAGAATTGCCACCATTAGCAACCTTTGGCGCCATCTTATCA